AATGAAGGTTGTGCGTTTGCTGGAATATTTACACTTTTGATAATGTTGGTGTTGTTAGGTGCGATGATGGGAAATGCTATTCAATAGAAAGGGGTTGTTGATATGTTAAAGGTTAAAAAAATGGTGTGTGGAATTGAAATTAAGCTCGATAAAAAAATTACTAAATTAGATATAAAAAGAATGTTGAAGGATAATGGGTTGTTCGGGAGTGAGTTTGAGATGCTTGAAGTAAACACAGCTCATTTGTATGATTTAGGTGGATGTAATAATTTTGACGAGTTGTTGAACGATATATTCGAGGGCAAAGAAGTGCTTTTAAGACCTTTGAAAATGAACCCGAGTCATATGAATAGACCTGTTAAATATCCCCTTGGAGGTTTTAATCGTGAATAAAGAATTTAAGAAACAAAAAGAAAAGCTAGTGAAAGAATTGGCTACCCTTATTGATGATAAGGGTTTGAGCCATGAAGATACAGTTAAGAAGAGTCAAGAACTAGATAAATTTATTTTAGCAGAAATGTTATATATTAATACATTTGGAGGGGATGAGCTTGAGTGAAGAGAAATTAAGGTTATATTTAGCAAAGATTAAGTTTTTAAGGAATGTTAAAGGGTTAAAACAAAAGGAAGTAGCTGAAATGTTGGGAATTGCTAAAAATAGTTATGGTAATTTTGAGCAAGGAAGTAGATTTTTGAGTAGGGAGCATATTGTAAAGTTATCTGATTTATTGGGAGAGAATCTAGAGGATGAAGATTTGAGGGAATATGTAAATAGCAAGGCACGAGATAAAAGGAATAATAGGTAGAGAATAGGGTACACGCTTCGACAAGCAATGTACCCTAATAGAAATTACTATATATATTATATCATAAAAATAAGAGGGGGCAATCCCCTCTTTTGTGTTATATTCTTATAAAATCTATCATGCTTTCGAGTTTATATCTGCAATTCTTATATATATCTTTGTAATATATTTCATTTTGTATATCGTCATTTAATTTTTTAGCAATATAGTCTAATATTTTTATCCTCATGAGCAATTGTTTGCTCTCTAAGTTCTCTAAGCTATTATTATCAATTCCAAGTATATTATTGATTAGTTTGTTATATATGATGTAATATCTATCTGCATTTTTAGATCCGTTTGCTTTTGCGTATTCGACAAATACTTTTACTGCATCCATTGTATTTTTCTGTAGCAGTTTACTTTCTTGCCTTGTTTCGATGTATTCTTGAGTTTGTTTATGTTGAATAAATTTTTTCATTCTATCAAATTCTTTTACTAGATCTAGTTTGAATTTAACAACTGGATCTGTATTTTTTAAAAGAGTAATGAGAAAAGATGATTGTTGCTCATTCAAATTATACACTTCGTGCCTTCTTCCGCCTGTACTTTCTACCCCATATGAGGTAATAAGTTTCCCCAATTCTTTTAATTTTTCCTCGTATTTTCTTATCGTATTTTTGATTTTATCATGGCGAATGCCTGATCCGTTTGAAATACATAAACTGTTTGTGAATGGTAATTCTTCTTTGTTGCATTTGCGTACAAAAACTAAATCATTCATAATGACCTCCCTAGTCTTATCCCAATAAAAAAGTATTTATGGGAAACAGAATTGGGAAATTTCTGCTTTCGTGTAGCTATTCACTATCCCATAAATACTATTATAAACATATTATATTAATCTTACAATAACCATTCAAATAATTTAATCAAGATCCATGCAAATATAGTTCCTAATATTGCACCTTTTAATATTGGTTTCATATATCCCCTACCCTTTCCTTATCTCATATTTTATCATATCTATCATCATTTGTATCTTCTCTTTCTGCTTCTTGCTTTCAGTTCTTCTCTTTAAATCTGACAACCTCTCCAATTCGCTTATTAAATAATCTTTACTCAATGCAATCATCTCCTTTTAATTTTTATTGGCCACCATAACATATTAAGTCTATTTCCAGTTAAGTTGTCGATATATAAGTGTGTGGCGAATCCTATCCCTATTCCTGCTATGAGCAGACTTTTGTATATATAAGCTAATACAAATATCCAACAGTTGATAAATATTGTGTGTGTGATTCCACCATGTTTGAATATATGAATTTTTATTTTTTTGAATATATTGTGTAGCATATACAGAGGTATTATCTTGCTTAATGTTCCGTTTTTGTGGTCTACATCTGGAAGTAATGACCCTGCAAAAACTCCTACTAATATTTCAAATACATCTTTATTATCTATGAAATAGTTTTCTCCTAGCCAGTACCCTGCTCCTAGCAGGGTTGTAGTATATAGGCTAAAATTTAAATGTTCCTTAGCATTCATATTATCGCTAATCCTATTAAATACCCTGATATTCCGCATATAAATCCAATTGCTAAAGTTTGAAATATCTTTTTTATTAGTTCTTGCATCTTATCACCCTCTCACGCTTATTGTTATGATTACTAGAATAACTTCAATGTAAAATGTATTCATCTTCTACCCTACCTTGTAAGTGTTTCCTTGCTTAACTAAAATTCCTTTGCTAACTAAATACGTTTGTATCTCCCCTGCTTTGTTCTCTGCAATCCCCATCAACTTCGAGATTGGCTTATATCCTTTGCTAGGGTATTTCTTTTTTAATTTGATAAATTCTTCGATGTGTTCTTTGCTTAATCCTGATTGAACAATTGTTGATTTGCTTATCCTTTTTTTGCTTAGTTCGTCTTGTATTTCTGCTCGTATGCGATTTTGAGTAGAATCAAACTTATAGTTATATAACATAATTAACATTACTCCTAATATTTCTCTAAAAACATTCTTGAACATTGTAAATCTTGCTAGTGCTTGTGTTGGATTGTCAGGATTTAACCATTCTGCAAATGCTATTAGTCCATCTGTAGTCTTTATGCTATTGCCATTTTTCATATTATCTATATTACTCTTAGATGTCATAAGATTGTTATTTAAAGCTAATATTTTATTTTCTATATCTTTTATCTCTTTTGCTATATCATTTTCTATAGAAGAGGGAAGTGATGCAATTTTTTTATCTATTACATCTACACCTTCGCGAGGTGAGCCTTGTGGAGTAGTTAACCATCTATTTGCTTTAGCTTTTTCCATTTGCTCGAGTAATGCTGTTTTAGCTTGCTCAATCCTTGTTTGTTTACTATTTCCAATAGTATCAATCTTTTTTCTATAATATTTTATATCTTCCTGAGAACTTTCAAAAGTTTGCTTATTCATGTTATAAGTATCAGACTTAATTATTGTTTTATTTTGTATTTCATTTGATTTATTTATGTCTAAGCTTTGTGATGCAACCATTGAAATCCACAAACAAAAAAGATAAACTATTAAAAAGAGTAGGGAAGTCCAAAATTTATTATATTGTTTCTTACTTAATGCTAATATAATAAAGTAAACAAACAGTGCGAATGTCACGGTCTTTCCTACATCTATGCAAAATCCAACTATAGCAAACATATAAGCTATCCATCCGGTAGACATTGATTTAAATAATACGACAGTTTCTGTCGTAGAAGCTAACATCAATAACACTCCTGCAAAAAATCCTAATCTTATTAACCATTTTGGGACTTTATTGTTAAAATTCATATTACCGACCACCTTCCTTTAGTTCCTTAATTTCAATATTATTTAGTGCTATAGTTCTTTGCATTTTCTCAACTTTCAAGGGATTTACTTCATTTTTGATTGCTAATTTTAGACGTTGATTCCTTTCAATTAAATTGCTAATTCTTACATGATTGCTTGGGTGTGATAAATTGATTTGCATTGTAAATCATCTCCTTAAAATTTTATTGTTTGCTACAAGATTAATTATATAACACTTAAATAATTTTGTAAATACATTTTTGTAATAAATATTACAAATTTGTATTGAATATAATAAAATAATATGTTAAACTATGTATATAGGAGGTGTCGAGATGATAGATAATAATTTATTAGAAAAAGAGATTAAAAATGTATGTATCGATAGGAAAACTAGCATGAAGGAGATATGTGGTGAGCTGAAAATTAACTATGCAAAATTAAGAAGGAAGTTGAACAATGAGGGAGAGTGGAGTTTTGAGGATTTATGGAAATTAACACAGTTTACAGGACATGATATTGAATTTTTTTTTGCAAAGGAGGAAACAAAGTGAGCGATATTAAAGATGGTGATTTTATAATATTTTATGTTAAAGATGGTCAATTGTATCCAGTTGCTTTATCAGAAGAAGAACATAGAACACTTCAAATGATGATACCTGCATCAATAGATAGCCCGATAAAGGTGATAGACAATCCACAGGGTGAAGTTTTAAATTTAAAGAAACGGAGTGTTTAATTATGAGCGATAAATTTTACGAAGGATTTAAAAGATTAGAGGTGCATGAGCCATTCACTAAGTTTAAAGGCAAAAAAGCTTTAATATTAGAACCGCATCAGCACGCAGGAGAAGTAGCAACATTTATTGATATTGAAGTATTAGGAGTAATAAATAAACCTGCAATGAAATTTAAAGGCGAATACAATGAGTTTTATGTTTTTAACAGCGATGAAATTAAATTTATAGATTAATTATATATTATGGTTGACAAATAAACCACATAAGTATATAATAGTAATTGCAAGACACAAAAAATTAAGGAGATGATAATGATGGAACAAGGAGAACAATGGTGGCATCCAAACCATCCGTATTATATGGATGAAGAATTGAAAGTAGAGATTGATGCAGTAATTGTAACAGATTTATATGAAGCAACTGAAGACTTACCATTTTAAAAATATTAAGGAGATGAAGAGATTATGAGCAAAGAGATTATGAAAACAAGTACAGATACGGTGATTAAAACAGATTCTGGTGATATTAAATTATCACCTAAAATTATCAAGGATTACCTTGTAAGAGGGAATGGAAACGTAACGAACCAAGAAACAATGATGTTTTTGAGCCTATGTAAGTTCCAGAAGTTAAATCCTTTTTTGAACGAAGCGTACCTTGTTAAGTTTGGAAGTTCACCAGCTAATATTATTGTTGGAAAGGAAGTATTTACAAAGAGAGCATTCAACCATCCAAAATTCAATGGATTAAGTGCAGGGATAATAGTTGAGAGAGAAGGGCAAATAGTTGAGCTTGAGGGTTCGTTTAAGCTTAAAAATGATACATTGCTTGGTGGTTGGGCGATAGTTCATGTTAAAGGGTTAGCAGTACCATTTAAAACTTCTGTTAGTTTAGATGAATACGATAAAAAACAAAGCACATGGAAGCAGATTCCTTGTACTATGATTAGAAAAGTTGCTTTAGTTCAAGCATTGAGGGAAGCATTTCCAGAGTATTTTCAAGCAATGTATTCCGAAGAAGAAATGCCAGTTGATAATGAGATTATTAATAACTTTGATAAGATAGAAACTCCAGAAGAAAGCAAGGTCGAGGAAGAAGTTATAGAGATTAAAGAAGTCAATCCGATGCCAGAAGAAGTTGAAGTTGTTGAAGGTGAACAGGAAGTATTTTAAATAAAAAGGGGAGCAATCCCCTTTAAAACATCAATAAATGAAGTGTTTTATCATGAGAGGAGATGATTAAAGTGAATGAATTTTATTTAGGTGAAGTATTGAGTCAATTAAATCAGTTTCAAGGGTATTTGAACGATATAGAAATTAGTGATTTTAAGAACCTATCTAGAGAAAGGTTAAAAGAGTTTAGAAAGAATTTACCACAATGTGCTAGTGATTTATCTTATGAAATAAGTAAGTTGATTGACAAAAAGAAGTATGAGGATTATCCACAGTTATTAGGGGTTCATAACTTTCATGAAATTAAAGATATGTCTTTTTTAGATGAAGATAAGAAAATAAAACTTGATAAGTATATTGGATATATGAGGGGTGGAAGCTATATACATATACATTCTGGTGCATTTTGTAAATTGAGGTCTGAGATAGGTGATGAATTGATAGAAAAAGCTCTTGGGAAATTGGTAGAGTTTAAAATAATAGAACCGTATTTTTCTATAGGATATTGTGGGAATGATAGCGAATGTTGCGAAAATGATAATATCTTGAGTGACTCAAAGTTGAAAGATTTTTTAAGAGTTGTAGAAAAATTTGAGAAAGATAAAATTGAACCAGAAGAATATGAGTTGGAAGTATACAGTGATGGAAAGCATATATTTAGGTGCTTATATTGTAGTGAAGAGATTGAATTAAGTAAAGAAAAAATAAAAGAATCTTTAAAATCTAATCCTAGACATTATAAATTAATAAAGGAAAGAGATAGTAGTTTAGATTTTGTGTAACAATAAAATAAGGATTTTAAAAATATTAAGGAGCTGATTAAATGAAAGAGTTAATTATAATAAATGAGGAATTACCGTTAATTGATGTAAATTTTGAGGAAGTGAAAGCAGATCTGAAAGTAAAATTAGATGAATATAAAAAGTTGGTAGTTACAGAAGATAGTTTAAGTTTCTGCAAAGGTGAACAAAAATATCTTGCTGGAATGAGGAACAAGGTTGAGAAGTACAGGAAAGATATTAAAAAGAAAATGAATGAGCCTATTAAAATATTTGAAGGAAAATGCAAAGAATTAGTTGAGTTAGTAGAAGAAGCAGAAGCACCAATTAAGGAAGGAATAAAAGTATTTGATGATAAGAGAAGGGAAGAAAAGAAATTATATGCAATTAGCGAGATTTCAAGGGTTGCTAATGAATTAAAATTAGAATCAAAGTATCTGGAGCAGTTGCAAGTTGAAGATAAATATATGAATCTTACTGCAAAGGAAAAGGATGTTACGGCTGATATTGAGCAGAGAGCTAATTTGTTGTCGATGGAGCAGAAGAGAGAGAAGGAAGTAATTGAAACAATAAAAAGCACATTAGAGAGAGTTAATAAAAATATTACTCAACAATTAGAAATGAGAGATTTTTTATTTTATATTAAGTCAGATGCAAGTTTAGTTGATATTAATAACGAGATACACAAAAAAGCTGAACAGATTGCAGAGAGCGAGAAAAAAGTTAAAGAGGAAGCAGAGGAAAAGGCAAAGTTAGAAGCTGAAATAGAGAAAAGGAAAGCAGTTGAAGAAGCTGAAATAAAAGCAAGGATTGAGAAAGAAGAAGCAGAGAAAAAAGCTAAAGAAGAATTAGAAGAGGTTAAGAAAAATACAGTTGAGATAGTAAAAGCAGATGAAGTTGAGCCAAAATTGTCATATACCTTAAAGTTAACTGGAACTAAAAAGCAATTGGAAGCATTGAGAAGGTTTATTGATGATTCTGCTATTCAATACGAGGTGATTAAATGAAAGAAAAAATATTCTATGTCCTTAAAAAAGGGCATAGATATTATGACAATGGTAAAGAATATACTAAATTGATGAATTCTGCATTTTTCGATAGTAGAAATGTAGCGGATTTTATTAATAAAAAATATTATGATTGCAAATATAAAATTAAAAAAATAACCATAAGCGAGGTTGATGATAATGAGTAATGAAACTAAAGCAGATTTTATAGATCCGTGGGAATGTGAAGTATGTGGATATGTAGGAGAGCCTGAAAACGTGGAGTTATCAAAAGAAGAATGGGGAGAAGAATCACAATTTAATTGTCCTTATTGTGGGAGCATGTATGGCAATGGATTTGTAACAGAAAGAGCAAAAGGTGAGAATTGCTCATTTTGTGGCGAATGGGCAGAAGAAGTAGTTGAATTAAATCTAGGAGGTAGTAAGCCTAATATGGTGTGTAGAGAGTGCGAGGTGGAACACAATGGATAGATATAAATTAACAGTCATAGTAAGAAAAGTTAATGACCCAGACGAGAGAAGAAGTTTTCTATTTGAGGACATTCAACAGGCATTAAATAAAGCTGTTATGTTTAAAGTAAATTTAGGTGAAAATGTAGATGTGTTTTTGAATAAGGAGGAAGCATAATGGATAGATATGAAAGAAACATTAAACAAATAGAGGATGCTGATAAAGTGTCTTCTAAGATATACTACTTAGATAAGACAATGGAAGAATGTGTAGAGCTAATACAGATATGCAACAAGATTAAAGAACTAGAAGAAGGAGGAATTAACTGGGAAGGTACTACATGGGAAGATAATTTTTATGAAGAAATAGCAGATAATATTAACTGTGTAGCTGAATACTTGCCTAGGCTGTTTGATTTAGATTTAGACAGAATAAGAAGAATTAAGATTGATAAGGTCGACAGAGGATATGAGAGAGGGTTGGAGTAGATGAAGAAAATATTACATATATGTGAAAGATGCTTAAAAGATTATGAATCAAAAGAAACAATCTATGATACAGAATTTGTTGACAAAGAATTAATGGAAAAGGATATATTAAAGCGTGAGAATGAGCAGTTAAAGTTATTAGTTGAGCATTATAAAATTATATTAGAAAAGAGGTAGAAAATGACTAATTTTGAGAAATTGCGACAAGACAAAATAGAATTGGCACATCTACTCAATTCTTTAGATACAGAATGTGAATTATGCAAATACAAAGAAGTTATTACTGGATGCAAAGATGATTGCGTTAGTATGTATTTAAAATGGCTAAATATGGAGGTAGAAGATGACTAAAAAAGAGCTAATAGAAGCACTAGAGCCTTATGATGATGATATAGAAGTTAAAATATTTAACCCATACGAAGATGAAGAATATGAATATATACAAATTGAATATAACGAAACTGAAAAATGTATAGTAGTGTATTAACAACACATTGACCATATTGTTAACATCAACAAAAAGGTATATAATATAAGCGACTTGTATTTTGAAATTGCACCTTGTCGAGGGTGCTTTTTCACGTTTTATAGCTTATTTTATGGCTAATCTTATGGCTAATTTACGACTAAATATGTTAATTTTACGACTAACCTTTTCCATTTTGGAAATAGTTGAGTTTCTGTGAATTTGTCGTTGTTCTACATATTGATATAGGACTACGGTACTAGAAAAATAGGAGTAAGATTATTATATTTATAGTTGACAAATAGAAAAAAGTAGAATAAAATAGAGTTAGAAAGTGAGGTGAGAGCAATGGAATATACAAGTATGAAGGTAAGCAAGGAAATATTGAACGAAATGAACAATATTAAAGCACAAACAGGAATATCTATTTACAGATTGTTTGAAAATGCTTGGAATTGTTACATGGAAAAGCTAGAAAATGAATCTAAGGAGGAAAAGTAAAATGCAAGAATCCCCTAATTATTATGCAATAATTCCAGCAAGTGTTAGATATGACAAAGATATAACACCAAATGCAAAGTTATTATATGGAGAAATAACTGCACTATGCAATAAAGAAGGTAAGTGCTGGGCATCTAATTTATATTTCGCTAATTTATATGGTGTCAGTAAAGTTTCAATATCAAAGTGGATTAATCAATTAGTTAAAAATGGATATTTGTCATCAGAGGTAATATATCAAGAAGGTAGTAAAGAAATATTAAATAGGTATTTAAGAATAGTTAATGACCCTATTAAAGAAAAGTTTAAAGATAATAATACAACTAATAATACAACTAATAATACAACTAATAAAAAACATATATATGGTGAGTTTAAAAAAGTTAGATTATCAGATGAAGAATATTCTAAACTTGATAGCGATTTCGGTAATACAAAAGAACTTATTAAATTTTTAGATGAATATAAAGAAATGAATGGCAAAGTTTATAAAAATGATTATTTGGCAATTAGAAAGTGGGTTGTTGATGCAGTAAAAAGGCAAAATAAAAATATTGAAAACAGTACGAATGAAAAAGAACTAAGAGGAAGTGCAGCTATTGACAGCCTTATGAAAAAATACGAAATGACCTAGGAGGGTTAACAAATGACAAAAAAAGAAGCGGTTTCAATTTTGAAAGTATTAAGTACGGCATATCCGAATGTTTATAAAGGATTTAGTGTAGAAGAATCGGAAGAGTTTACAAATCTTTGGGTGATGATGTTTGACGAATATGATATTAAAATTGTTACACAGGCTTTAAAAGGAGTTATAAAAACAAACCAATATCCACCAACAATAGCTCATGTGCAAAGCCAAATTGATGTTATTTTGAAAAATGCTGGCAATTATCTTTCAGAAGAAGAATGGTGGGAGAATATAAGAAAGGCTATATCTAATAGCTCTTATAATTCGGTTCAGGAATTTAACAAGCTTGATGATATAACCAAAAGATTAATAGGTTCACACAATGTTTTAAAAGAACTTGCTTTAACTGACACTATACAATTGAATACAGTAATCAAAAGCAATTACATGAGAAGTTATAGAAATATTATAGCAGAACAAAAGCAATATGATAATTTACCTAGCAGTGCAAAAAAACTATCAGAGGAGTTGAATTGTAATGAGCGATTTAAACTGGAAGATAAAGAAGTGGCAAGAAGAAGTATCGAAGAAAGCAAATAAGAAAGAAACATTTTGTGATATATGCAAAGACAAAGGATTTATTATGGATAGACGCATAGTAGATAAAAACGAGTATGAGTATAGTTTACATTGCGTTTGTAAGAGTGCAGAGAAATGGAAAGATATAATGTATTGCTTTGATAGATATTACACCATAGAACAACTTATGGCAAGGGTATTATGAAGCTCGCTAAGGGAATAGCGAAAATCGTTTAGCTTTATAGGTAAATTTCGATTATATTATTAATTTTGTATAATTAGAGGTTGAAAAATAAAAACGGCTTAAAATTGATTTTAAAGGGTCGATATAGCGAAGGAGTTTAAATCAACTAATATAGAGATGATGGAGGGGTTTGAGATATGAAAACATTAGCAGAATGGGATACTGGCAAATATGGAGATTTTGACGAATATGTAAAAATAGGTGATATTGTAGATGAAGAAATGGCACTACATTTTGCAGAGGTGGTTTCAGGTGGTTATTTTGATGGCAAAATATCGCAATGTGGTGAAGCAAACAATGAAAAAGATGGAATATTTTTATATCAAACTTTTGAAAAGATAGAAGGAACGGAAACGTGGAGATATGTAGGGGATAGATATAGTAGACACATGATAAATGAAGGATTAGGAGGGATTTGAATTATGAGAGGTTATAAATTAAAACATAGAATATTGTTTAACATTGTAACATGGATAATTTTAAGATATTTTGGATTTTCATTAACTGAATTAGCTGATAATGGAAGTGAAAAAACGTATAAATGGATATTTAAGATATAGCGAAGGAGTTTAAATTAATGTAGGAGGAAATGATAAATGGGATTAGATTATGATAAGTTGCCAAAGCGTGGCAAAAAAACAAGCGATGGCGAGAAAGTTAAAGATTGTGTGTGTGGTGGTAGAAGATATGTAGAATATGAGGAAGCTAGATTGTATGGAATAATGTGTGAATTTTGTAATTTAAGAGCTTGGAAGAAATGTAGTAGTTTAGATGAAGCAATTAAGCATTTTAATGAGTTGAGTTTAATTAACTAATACAGAGATGATGGAGGGGTTTAGATTATGGCATATTATAGCAAAAACAAATATGGTAATCACAAAGTTACAGTTCAGGGTGTGAAATATGATAGCAAAAAAGAAGCTCAAAGACATTATGAGTTGAAATTGCTCCAAAGAGCAGGAGAGATTACAGAACTTAAAACTCAAATACCTTTTGTGCTTCTCGATAGTGTTAATATTATCAAGAATGGGAAGAAAAGTAAACAGAGTGCAGTAAAATATATTGCTGATTTTGTTTATCTGGAAAATGGCAAGAAGATTGTTGAAGATTTGAAGAGTGAAGCAACTGAAAGTGATAAGAATTATAGATTGAAACGTAAAATGTTGTTGGCAAGTGATAATGAGTTTGATGTGTTTAGAGAGGTTATAAATGATAAATATGGCAGGGTAACAGTTAATGAATATAAGAGATATAGAAAAATAAAAAGGAGCGATATTGATGAAGAATTATATTGAAATGTTTATGAATGATAATAATTTAAAGGCAGGTGAAAAGTTTAATTTAAAAGATTATCCATTTAACCCGTGTGTGATAAATGATGAATTTGATTTTATAAACGAACATAAGTGCAAGGATTCGGCTACAATGCACGATTTGATGCTTGGGTTTTATGAAATAGAAAAAATCAAGCCTAAAACTTTGATGGAACAGTTGAAAGAACAAGGATTTGGGTGGGTAATAGCTTGTGATTATTTAAATAGTATAACAACAGTAGAAAAAATAAACTTGTGTGAAAATTATGAAGAAGAAGAAATGCAGTTAGGAGTAACATATTTAGATAAAGATTCTCTGATGCATCATTTAATTATGGGATTAATTTATTTAACTGAATCAGAAGCAGAAAGAGAAGCATACAGAAGAAAGCTAGAGTTTGATATGCAGGAGTGGGCAAGGGAGAATGAATGTTTAGATGAAAATGGAAATGGGTACATTATTAGCAACTGTTTTAGAATTATATTGACGAAATATGAGTGGGTTAATAAAATTAAAAAAACATTTAGAGATAAGTTAGAAAAATATTATAATTGGAATCAATAAAAAGGGTTTTGTTGTAAAATATAGAATATATATAGTACCTCATAATTTTATAAATGTAGTATTTTGCTTCTATGCGACATTTGCAGATATATTGATTATCTGCCTTTGTTGTATGGGAGGGGAAGAAGGATATATGATATACTTTAGCGATGAATTTCTAGAGGAGATAGGGTATAAGCAAGAGGGCAATATTTTAATGGTTGATGGAGAAATATATATAATTAAATCTGCAGTTGATAGTAAGGATAAAAGGGGATATATGGTTGTGAAATTAATTCAAAAATGATAAAATATAAATAGTTGGGATAGGTCGGCCAACCGAAAAGGGTAACCTGTACCCCTGCCCAACAATTAAATATACAGGGAATCATATACAGGAGTGATTTACATAATGAGCAAAATACACAAGAAAGTTATTGAAGCTGATGAGCATGGAGAAATAACGAGAGAATACACGTCTACAATTGATACCAGTAAAGTATGCATAAATCAAGGTAAGAATTTTATAAAAGTATTCACGAATGAATTAATGAAAATAAGAGGAAGCATGAATAGTACAGATGTTATCGTATCTACTATTTTGATGCACTTTATATCGTACGAATCGGGAATGCTTACAAAGACAAGTAAAAATGATGAAAGGTATCCGATGTTAAATAAAGACATACAAAAAATAACAGGATTGAGTGAGAAAGCTACACTTAAAACTATGAATAGATTAGTTAAAATCGGTATATATGCTAGAGCGAAGCACAAAAGAAGTTTTAAATATTTTGCAAATCCTTATATTTTTATGAGAGGTAGTAAAATAAATAGAACATTAAAAGATATGTTTAAAGAGTTTAAAGATTAAAAGCATATAGAGTAAGAGAACGGCATCCACAAAAAAACGAGTTCTAACAAACTGGTAATCAAGGTTTTAGAAGATTTCTAAGGGTGTCGCTAGGAACACCATAAGACATGGTTAGGGTGTCACAAGAAGCACTATTAAAGTTAATATGGTATAATGACGATATCTATACTATAAAATATTAAAGGGGGATTCTATGTCTAAGGGTAAAGCTAATTCAAAAAAGAAAAAAGAAGATAATAGTTTGACTTTGGCACAGGAAACCTTCGTACAAGAATTGATAAAGGGAAATTCACAAAGGCAATCATTTCTTGTAGCTTATCCAAAAAGAAAACATTGGAAGCCTAAAACAGTTGACGAAGAAGCTTGTAAGTTGTTAAAAAAAACCAAGGTCAACACAAGGTATCATCAGTTAAAGCAACGCTTAGTAGATGAATCAGAAGAGAAAACGATAATGGATGCTAAGGAAATACTTGAGCTTTATACTAAAATTGCAAGAGGTCAAGAAACGGAAGAAGTATTCGTTAGTGATATGGGTATGAGCGTTAAGAAAACAAAGAAGGCGAGTTTAAAAGATAGATTAAAAGCAATTGAAAGACTAGATAAGATTTTGGCACTTGAAAAGAATAATGAGCAGGATAACAATGTTAAAGATGATGGATTAACTAAGCAAATAGGCAAGTTAGCTAAGGGTGATATATGGGAGGATTTCGACAATGGCGATAGTTAAAGAAAAATCACATTTTCAATGGGCTCCACTAAGCACTAAGCAATTGCAGGTGTTGTCTTGGTGGCATAAAGATTCACCAGTATCGGATATGGATGGAATTATTTGTGATGGCTCTGTTAGAGCTGGGAAAACTGTTGTTATGTCTACATCATTTATTGTGTGGGCTATGGAGAGTTTTAACAATAAGCGATTCGGTTTATGTGGTCAAACAATACAATCATTTGAACATAATGTACTTGATACACTTTGGGAAATAATGCAATGCAGGGGCTATGGTGTCAAGCGTGTTAAGAATGTTATCTATGCGAAAAAGGGTAATGTTGTTAACAAGTTTGAGATATTCGGAGGAAAAGACGAAGGCTCACAACGATTGATACAGGGGCGAACATTAGCAGGAATATTCTTTGATGAAGTTACTTTGATGCCAGAAAGCTTTGTCAATCAAGCATTGGCAAGATTGAGTGTTGATGGTTCTAAAGCGTGGTATAATTGCAATCCTGCTGACCCTAATAATTTTATAAAAACAGAGTTTATTGATAAGAGAAAAGAAAAGAAATTAATTAGATTACACTTCACACAAGAAGATAATTTGAGTTTGACTGATGCAATAAGAGAAAAATACAAGAGAAATTGGGATGGAGTATTTTATAAGAGATTTATATTAGGTTTGTGGGTTCGTGCTGAAGGTGTAATTTATTTAACTTTTGCAAACAATAAAGAAAAATATATAATTGACGATATAAAGATTGAAGATTATCAATTTTGTAATATTGGAGTTGACTTTGGAGGGAATAAGTCGGGAACAACTTATAATTTAACTGGATTCACTAGAGGATTGAAGCAGATACACATATTAGAGGAATTTAGAATAGTTGGAAGGCAGACACCTAAAAAGTTAGCTGATGAATTTATTAAGTTTGTGAGAATGTGCAGAGCAAAAGGGTATAAGATTAATGCGTGTTATATGGATTCAGCAGAACAAACTCTGATTGCAGGATTTGAGGAAGCTTTAAATAAGAATAGAATAGGCATAAGTGTTTATAATGCTATAAAGGGCAAAATAATCAATAGAATCAATTTCTTTGATATGATGATAGCAACGGAAAATCTTAAGATTGCTAGACATTGCGAAGTAACTATTGATGCTTTAGAAAATGCGATGTGGAATAGTAAAAAAGGACATGAAGATGAAAGACTTGATGACGGTTCAACAAATGTAGATACCTTGGATGCTTTAGAATATAGCGTTGAGGAATACATGGAAAATATATTAGCGAATATGGAGGGATTGGTGGCATGATTAATTTGATTATTGGAACGGAAATTGAAGCAGAAACAAAAGCAATGGAGATGATGAAAGGGAAAACTGTTTTCAATGCAAATGATTGCTCAAAGCTTTTGGTTTTTGGCAAGGAAATAATAAAACAAAGGGATTTGTTGTTTATTAAAAATTTAGATAACAAGATGTTGTTTGAAGAATTGGTTGAGAATATTGAGTTGTTATTAAGACATGAAGTTGAAACAATAGCTATTACATATCGTGATGATATAATTGAAGCGTATGAAGATGTTGAGGGTGTAAATATTATTGATTTGAGAGGTGAATAATTTGGATAAGGTGAGAAGGTATTACAGGAACCAAGGATATACTTTTGCAAGTGAATCATTCTACACATTTATTAATATGTGGGATAGTTGGTACAGGGGAAAGGTAGAGGCGTTTCATAATTTGAAGATATACAATGGAACTGATTTTGTTGAACGTGAGATGAAGAAGTTGTGCATGGCAAAGAAGATATGTGAGGATAAAGCTGGATTTATAATCAATGACAGAATGTGTTTTAATATCGAGAGCGAAGAAGCAAAAGAAAGAGTCAATAGCGTTCTTGCTGATAATGATTTTATAGTGGAAGGTTCGCAATTGTTAGAGAAAATGTATGCTTTAGGTACAGGGGCATTAGTTCAATTTGTGGATAGCGTGGGAAGTGTTACGATTGATTATATCGGAGCGTTTAATATTATTCCATTGACACAAGCTAATGAGAACAAAATAAATAAAATTGCCTTTGTTTCTAAGATAGACAAAGAAACATATTATATTTCAGAGCATACTTATGTGATGGATGAATCAGATCCATATTATAAACAATATAAGATTGAAAATAAGAAGGTTAATATTGACGATGATTGTAAATTTATGAGCTGGGCAGATTTAACGGAGCAGGAAGTTGAAAGTAAAGTATATGAACCTTATTATTCACCAGTTAAGTTATATCAATTAATTAAGCCTAATATAGTTAATAATATTGATATTGAAAGCAAATTAGGTATTTCCTGCTTTGCCAATGCTATAGACCAACTAGAAACAGTTGACATGAATTATGATAGTTATCATGAGGAAATAAGCAATGGAAAAAGTAGAATATTTGTTAATGAGGAAATGGCACAAATAAAATTTGATGAAAACGGATTACCTCAAAAATATTTTGCTAAGAATGATACAACATTTTATAGCATGAAGATGGGGAAAGATGCAAAAGATAAGATTATACATGATACACCTGTTTTAAGAACGAATGAATTAAGTGAAGCGATGAACGATAGTTTATCAATGCTAAGTTTTAAATGTAACCTAGGGAATGGATATTATAATTTTAAAGATGGAAAAGTTGAAAAAACTGCAACGGAAGTTATTTCAGAAGATAGCGACCTTTACAGACAAGTTAAAAAAGATGAATTAGTTATAAATCAAGCTTTAATTGATATGTGCAGAGCAATATTATATTTATCTGGAGAAGATTTTAACACAGAAATTAGTATAAAATTTGATGATAGCATTGTCATTGATGACCAACAGTTAATGAAAGATGCTTTACTTGAATTAGGTGCAGGGGTTATTGATAGGATTGAATATTTCAAAAAAGTATATAGAATGACAGAAAAGGAAGCTAAGAAGAAGAATGACGAAATTGAAGCGAGGAAGCCACAACGTGATGATGTTGAGGTGGTAGATTTTGAGTAATGTTATAGATATTGATAAATTAGTTGAGCCGATTGCTCTTTTGTATGCTGATTTAGATACGCAATTATTTTTGAATATTATATCAAGGATGGATATTGATGTTGAGGATGCAGGAAGTGAAGAATGGTTGAGAAATAAAATAAATGATGCTCCTGCAGTTAGTAGAGCATCTGGAAAGATAATTAATAAATATAATAAATTAATAGTTCCAGAGATGCAGAAAGTTATTAGGTCAATAAATACTACTGGTAAAACAACAGAGAGTATAACAAGTATTTTAAACAGTTTTAAAAAATATGCTAATAATATGTTGAGCTTTACAAGTTCTGGAGCTTTAGAGAGTAGCAATTCCGAATATTTAAGAATTAGTAACAATGCTTTTTTAGAAGTTAGCACAGGATTGAGGACTTTTGAGCAATCTATAACAAGAGCAACAAAACAATTAGCAGATAGAGGGTTAGATGTATTAAGTTATTCGAGTGGAAAGACGATAAATATTAGGAGTGGGGTAGCAAGAGAGATTAGGACACAAACGGCAATTAATGCGAGAGATGTGCAAGATGCTTATGCTAATGATTTCGGATTAACATTGTTTGAAGTGTCAAGCCATGCAGGGGCAAGACCTGGTTGCTACCCTTACCAAGGCAATATTTATGATGAAGGTGGAAATAGTGGTACAGTTGAAGATATAGAGGGCAGAAAGTTTAAATATGATAGTGTAAATAGAACTACAATTGGAGAGCCTGCTGGGTTATTTGGGATAAATTGTACTCATATGAAATATTACATCGAGGATGGATTATTTGAAAAAACTTTTGATTTGTATACAAAAGAGGGAAATGATACAATATATGCATACGACCAAAGTGTTAGACGTATGGAAAATGATATTGAGAAGGAAAAAAGAAGGTTTGAAGGGTTAGAAGCAATAAATAATACAGAGGAAGCTAAAAAGAGTAGTGAGAGGTTGAAAGAAAAACGCAAGAAGTTGAGAGAGTATAAAAAAGAGAATTTGCCTAAAATGGAAAAGATAGCGAAGGAAAGTTTAATTGAGAAATAAAATAAAAATATAAAGGGGTTTTGAGAATGGCTAGATATATAAAAAAACCAGTAGAAATTGAAGCGATAACATTTAATGAGTTTGTAGAATTTGGGCTTAAAAATACTGATAACATTGTAAATGGTATGCCTTGGAGCTTTGAATATAAGGGTTATAGTATTACACATGAAAATGACGAATGTTATATAATTCCTACATTGGAAGGTGATTATAATTTTACGCCAAATGATATGTTAATAACAGGTATTAAAGGTGAGATATATCCTTGCAAGATTGATATTTTTAATGATATATATGAAAAGATTAAATAAAAGAAAAGCAATAAAATTAATATAGATAATAGCCGACAGGCTTAAAACGGAGGTAGTGGAATGAGTGAAGAACAAAACACACAAAATGTGGAGAACCAAGAAACAAATGAGCAAGAAAATACGCAAAATGCGGAGCAACAAGAAACAACAGAGCAAGAGAAAACATTTACTCAAGCTGAATTAGATAAGCTAATTGGTGAGAGGTTGAAGCGTGAAAAGTCAAAACAACCACCGAAGGAA